TCAGTACCATATATATGCCCTGCACCGCAGTAATTACTATACGTTAGATATGGTTTATTTAATAACAAATTTACGCCACTTTGCGTTTGAAAGTCGCCGTAAAAATTATATGTACCATATCCATTATCCCCTGTCGTCTTTAAATAATTAGTATCATTTCCAGCCAACGAGGCTGCTAATAAAGCTCTAAATGAACTATAAGTAAATGCACGTGTGGAATAGCTCCCTGCATAGTTATAAACAGACACGTCCATTAAAGCCGAATCCGCAAGGTATGGTGGAGTATTTCCGTAAAGATTTGTTGTTCGTGTATATTGGCTAATCTTTTGCGAATATCCTGAAATAACAACAATAAGTAAAAGTATTGACAGTATCGTTTTTTTCATAAATCTATTATTTTAATAACTCCATCTTCAGTAATTTTTATTCCACTTTCTTCGGTTAGTTTAACTCCAAACACCTGAGTCGCTGTGTTATAAGTTACATTTTGTCGGTTGTTATTATCTTTTAACAATCTGTCAATTACTAACCTCTCATCAAAAATAAAAGAAGTTTTTGTTAAAATCTGTGTATTTAAGTTATTAATATTATTGTCGGTTACGAGCTTTAAAAGATAATCTAACGTTCCGTAAGTCTGCAAACAAACGTCATAAATACTCTGATTATATTTTGTTATATAAATCATTCTATTATTTTAATTCCACCTTCTTCGGTAAATTTAATTCCGCCTTCTTCGGTAAATTTTGCACCTATCGGAAGGGTTGGAAGTGGTGCTGTACAATAAATAACACTTCCTGTTCTGCGAAGCGATTGCCGGTTATCAATTCCTAATGTATTATTGTAATAAATTGTAAGTCCTGTAATATTTGTCGAGGAAAGCGTTAAATTATTATCTGTTAAAAATGTAAATAAATAATCGAGGCTACCATAAAGCATAAGGCACACATCATATATAGATTGACCGTATTGTATTTTATAACCTACTTGCATTTGGATTTATTGTATAATTATTTCCATTCTTTATAATAACAGGACGCACAACCTGAAACATATCAGCCTCAAGTTGTGCTTTTAGCGTGTTTTCAACTAAAGAAACGTTTAATTTACTTTTTAAAAGTTGAGGTAGATTTGCCCCCATTTGCGGGGCATTCTTCCACCAGCCCGGGCAACTTACGCAAATATCTAAAATATGCTGATTGTCACTCGGAGTAAAAATAAAATCACCTTTCACCGTATCAAAATAAAGGTCGTTATCAACTTGCTTAAAATCTACAACTGTATTTGCCATATTATTAATTATCTAAGTTGTTCCGTGTTTAATGTTATTATTTTCATAATCTGTTTTGTTAAAGTTTGAGAAATTTCCAGTAAAAGAAATGGTCGGCATACTTGGGGAACCGGTTGCTGCTGTCGGATGTGTGTGTGAATTAAAGGCAGTTTTTAAAGCCGTTATTTCCGTTACTAAATTATTTAATTTGGCTGTTATGTCTATAATTTTAATTAATCCGTCATAGCTTCCATCACCAAATTGAATAGTTCCGGCAACCATATCAATAACCGTATTGCTAATCGTTATATTCCATTCCGTCAAGTCGCTAAATCCTATTACGTAAGATTTGTTATAAGTAGATTGAACAACCACAACCATAGAACCAACTGCAGGGACTTTTATTTCACCGTCATTTGGAACAACGTTTAAAAACACTCCCTCAATAGGCGTATCGCCTTTCCCTGTTACCGGCTTAACATCACAAGTTCTTTTCACTTTATCAACAGCCATAACCTCAGCAACAACTATCTCAACCGTATCAACACCATAAGTCCTTGCAATCTTACGAATCGCCGTTCTTATCGCCTGAATTGTTTCTGTATGCTCTTGTTCATTTTTCATAAACCTGAATTAAGTTGTTCAACTGTATAACCTCTGTCAATACGCAAATGTAATAAAACTTTTTGTCTCAATGATTGCGTTCCGAAAGTTGTTATTACTGATTTTATCAAATACTCTCCATTGCGTTCGGGTAATATATTATCTCGAAGTACAGCCGAATAACCATGTTTTACCATAGGAATTCCAAACGTGGTAAATGACCCTTTGAATCCTGTGTAATAAAATTTAGGTAGATAAAGTTCGGCTTGTCTTATTAATTCTTCTTCGGTTGTTATACCTAAAAAGGGTAAAGAAACAATACTACCTTTATAGTTGCCCCAGTCAGCTTTTTTAATCACCCCATTTTTCCCAACCAATACTTCAAGCCTTTCATTCTTTTGTTTTGGCGAATTGTCTTTATTAAATTCAGAATTAGATTTTGTAATTGTTTGACTTATCGCCTTAATTGCTACGTTAATATCTTCTTTTCGCTGATATTCCAAGTCGTCATTAATGATGTTTTCTTGAAAAGCAAAAACACACTCAATCCTGTCCTGTGGGTAATAAACTATTCCACTACAGCGTAACTCATTGCCTCGCATATAAGAATAAATACTACCTTCGGTTTTTAAACGATTAAGAATGTCTCCAACCGTTTCGTTTTGTGTTCTGAAATCACCCACATTTGTTTGAACCGAACCTGTAACCCGATCAATAACGGTTATATTTTTTCCAGCTAACATTTCAGTAAGCATTGTCTGAACTGTGTAGTCTGAACTTTTCCAAACCTTATTAACAACAGGTATTTGTTTTATTTTCCACATCTCGTCTTCACATTCTAATTCGATTGGAATCCTGTTTTTAATCTTTGTGATATAACCTTCAAAAATAACATTGCTTTCTAAAACTTCCCCCTGTCCATTCATCTGGTCAAAAAATATTCCAACTTCAATTTTAATCTTATCACCTCGCATAATTACAGGGTAATCAATTGCGTTGACTGCTATTATTTGCCCTTGTAAAACCTGATTAACAACCGCATTTATTACATGCTCGTTGTTATAAATAGTTGGTCCCTGCCCATTTATCTGACCGCCTAAATTTATACGATTATTGGATTCATCTAAAATATAAATATTTCGAGGAAGCGTTATTTTTGCGGTGTCGGTTAGGTTCTGCCATGAGCTTACAACTTGTCCCGAATTAACAAAATCCAAAGAAAATGTTTTTGTCCGCTGTATTTTAAACACATCATTAGGTTGCTGAACAATCGTAATCATCGTATAAGGACGCATACTCATGCAATTATACCCCCTGTATTGTTAATTGTTTTTTGTAATTTTAATTCCACAGGGAAATCGGCTATAGCATCGAACTCAAACCGTTGATATTCCTGACTTCCTTCCTCTTGTTTAATACTGTCTCCCTTAATAACAATATTATAAATTTTCACCATTGCCAAATACCATGACACAACTTGCAAAGAACGATTACTGTTTAAAGCTATCATAAGGTTACTAACTGTGTCGGTTGGATAAACGCCGGGAGTTACAGCCGGAATAATTCCGGTTATATGAATATTTGGACTTCTCGACCCGATATATTCAATTATAGTATTGGCTCTTCCTTGTATGTCTGTTGTTATAATATTATTTTCATGCCCTATTTCCATTAACACAGCGTCAAGACAAATCTCTTTAAAACTTCCTATTGTTATTCCGGCATTATTCTGATAGGTATCGGCTTTAATTACAAGATTTGAGTATATCGGAAATCCTAATGCTCCATATTTAATAGGTGTCATTGTTTCAAGGATTCTCTTTGCTCTCAAAGTATTTGCCATGATAGCACCTTTTCCGGCAACCAGACCTGACGAGATGGCTATTTCTTCAAGCGTAGGAATATTTAATTTTGGGTTATGCAAATCTGGAGCACTTTTTGGAAAAATAAAATTTTCCGCCGAAGGTAGTTTCTTTTCTGAAATTGGTTTAAAATATCTTGTTTCCATTTTTATTCCGTTGCTAATATTCCTGCATCTTGTACAACCTTATTCAACGCCTGTCCTAATTGACCCATAAAATCATTAACTCCTGCTTCCATATTTGCGTAAGTGTTCTTCATGTTCTGAAATGGATTATTTATTGTGATTGTTATTTGTTGGAATTTTCCTTCTTTTGGCTCTGACATGCCAGCGCCAAGTCCAGCCTCATCGCCTGTAAGTTTAGCAGTTCTAAAGGCTTCAAGTCTTTTGTCTTGTGATTTTTTGGCTGCTCTTGTAATTAAGTCAATTTGGTATTTATATTGCTTAATCGCTTCCTCTACTTTACTTTTGTCATAATCAGTGGAATTTGCATCGCCAAATAATGACAACTCATCACTAAGTCTTTTTTCAGCTACTTTTTTAGCCAATTCATAATACTTAACCCTTGCTGCGTCTGACTTTTTACCTTCCTTCTCGGCTTCTTCGTAATAGCGGGTAGCTGCTTCGTTTCTATTTTCTTCTATTTTTGCCTGAACAACATTATAAGAACCACCTGCTAAAGCATCTAATACCATTCCAAATTTAGTCCATGCAGATTCCGAAGATTTTAATTCAACGCTTAGGTTTTTAAGAACGGATGTCCAATGGTCGGTAAAATTTGAGGCTTCCATAAGCTCACCTACAAATCCGCCAAGACTTTCTTTCGTTTCTTCCCACATTGTGCCAAGTCTTTTAAGTTTTTCGGCACTTGTTAGATTTGCACCGTCCATGAAGTTTTTATATTTTTCGGCGAGAAAATCAACCGCTTCACCATTACGAAGCTGCTCGTCAGTCATGTCATGTATAGCTTTCTCATATCTCCCAAGTTCTTTTTTAGCTCCGACATACGTGTCCTGTAATTGCTTTACAACATTCTGCCAATCCTTACCCTTTGCCCTTGCGTAGCCCATCGCAACGCTTATAATCTTATTTGATTCGCCAACGGAACGACCAGAGGTTATTAAGTTGGTTTGTGCTCTTATAATCTCTTCATCGTCTTTGCCGGTTTTATACATCAACTCATCTGCACTTCTAATCATTGCCTCCTGAACGTCTTTCCTGTCATTAACGGCAACTAAAAGTTTCTTTTCGGCATCGGCTTGCTTTTCGGCTAACTCAAAAGATTGTTTTCCAAACTCAACCATCTTTTCGGCTAATTCGTAAAGAGCAAAAGCCCCGGCAAGTTTTCCAACTACTTCCTGAAAAAAGCTGCCAAAATAACCACGACTTTCTTTTTTCATTTGTGCACCTACTTTTTGTGTGTGGCTTTGAACACCGTCTAAAGTACGTTCAAATTTATGGGCGCTGGCTTCGGCTTTTGCTATTGACAGCGAAAACAAGTCTTCAAGAGAAATTTTATATTTTAATTCATCTTCCATGTTATTGAATCATTGCATCGGCTGCCCTCTTTGTTTGTAAAATATTTGTATAATCTAAAATAAATTTCCCCTGTGAATAAAGTTTTGCATATTGTTCAAAATCCTCAATCATTTCAGGTTCTATTTTAAAACAATAGCGAATTACGGCGTCCATTCGCAATAATTCGCTATTTATATTGTCAAATTCTTCTATTGCTTCCCGCTCGTTTGCTATTTTTTTTTAAACTCGTCAACGTAAAAGTCAATCAGCAATTTAGCATCAAGAACTAAAGAAGCGTTTAATTTTGCATTATGAAAATCATACTGTCCGACCTCGTTCATAAAACGAGCGTCTGAACAAATACCCTCATAACCTGTAACATTACGCACAAGTTGAGAGCGTACAATTAATTCACAACCACTTTCATAATCGGCTGCCATAGCTCTTAATAATTTTAAGGTCTGTTTTGCATCGGGCAATCGAAGGAATGCTACGGCAGCATCTTTTAAAGGTTCGACCACATAAACGACTGGCTTAATTTCGCAAACTAACAGGGCTTCCATTTCCCTTGCTTTTGCTTCGGCTTCTTCGTTTATTTTTTCTAACCATTGAACATCGGTTAATTCGTCCATTTTGTTTGTTTTTTTATTGGTTTATTGCGTAATTCCTGCGTAAATAAAGTTTACAGTCAACCATAAGGCAGTATCGCCAGATTTATATGACCTTCCCACGCTTGTAAACTCAACATTTTCGATTGTTTCAGAAAGCAACACATTATTGTCGTAAACAATTGGAATTGGAAACATTGCGAGTTGCGATGGGTCTCTGTTAGGTGAAGCGAGACAAATAGATTTCCATTCCTCTAAAAGAATGGTCATTGTTCCTTCTGGGTATTCATAACCGCCACGTCCACGCGCAACGGGCTGTTTTTGAAAACCCATAATATTTTCTTTTTTTTGCGATACTTTTATATCAATGTCTTTTATGCCGGTAACGATAACGCCACCAATAAGAACACTAACGTTTGCACTACCAACGACAACTCCGTTTTTTAATATTAATGACATTGTTTTATTTTTTTAAATTGTTCCATAACCGATTGGCACTTCAATACTGTGAGCTATTCCATTAGCTGCGAGTTTAACACCTATTACTAATTTATTGGTAACATTTGGCTTTTGTGTCGGGCTTACTAACACCCATTTTGAAGCATCAAAATTGTCAGCATCGCCAGCTAAATCATCCGAAGCAATTAACGGTTTAATAACCTCGCCTTCAATAGATATAAGGTGGGCAATTGTTTGAGCTGTTAATGTTCCGTCAGTATTTAATTTTAAACGACTTTTCAATACTGGAACAAGTGCAACAAATGAATCTTTTACAACGCGGTCAATAACTCTATTTGAATGAATCCAAGCGTAATCATTTGTGTAAGCAATTGCAGTGTGGTCGTCTGAATAATAACTTCCTGTTGTATTGGGAATTTTTGAAAGAAATATGTACCTATTGTTATTTAAAGCATTTAATTGCGATGTTGAAACCGTATTAAACATTGTTCCATCTCCAAACATTAACGTATCATACTCGCTGCCGTCGTCCGGGTTAAAACGAGAAATTGGATTTCCAATATCTTCACTAATTGCAGCTTCACTAATACAGCCTATACAAGCTCCAAGTGAAGTAATACTTTTTCCGTGTTCGTAAAATAAATCAAGTCCTAAACCGTTGCCATCATTGTCAATAATAGCACTAACATTTTTATTTGAAAGTGTAGCGAGGTTATAATTTGCACCAGCCAAATCTGCTAAAGGAGAGGTTAATGCTTTGATGTCGGCTGCGTAAACAACAGCACTTAATAATTTATGTTGTGCAGATAATCCGTCAATTCTTGATTGTATTTTAGTTAGGATTGTTAAATCGAACGGTTGTGTACTATCCCATATTCCAAGCTGAACCATCGAACCTTCGCTATAAGTAACAATATTATCAATTACGTTAAAGTCGCCGGCTTCCGAAGTATCAAATATTCCGATATAAAGTGAACCGTCAGGCTTTACTTTAAAATAACGGTCAATATGATAATGATAAACAGCTAATTGTGAAGCCACTCCAACAATAACATTTTGCACGATAGTAGCAGCGATGTGAGCGCCAGAACCTATTGTTACAATAACTTTTGAATAAGGTGTCCCGGAGTTGAGATAAATGCCCATTCCGGCACGTGCTGTAATGGTTACTATAGCACTTGTACTGCCAACATTAGAAGCGATATAACCGTGTGTATTTGTTCCCGCATTAATAGCAGCAACTAAACCTGTGGCTACCATTACGAGCGTATTGTCAGCACTTATTTTTGTATAAATTCCGAGCGATACAGTCCCTTGTCCATTTCCACCAGTCCATTCGGTAACAACAGCCTCGATAGTTTCACCATCAGTGCCAATATTAGTTATCTCAAAAGTTGCCGTTGATTTTGTTTCATCGGGATAAGTGTCAACAATTCCTAATGCCTCTGCATCTGTTAATGAAAAAATTTGTTTAACGTTTCCAGTTGAAAAATTATCAGCTCCCATTAATGCTGGCCGGGCGTCATTGAAAAACAAAAGTCCCGAAATAAAATCAGTTCCATTTGCAATTGTGCCATTTCCACCTTGCCCAAGTTTAAAAGTAATGTCGTTGAGATTATATGCCATTGTTATCTTTTTTTGATTTTTTACGTTCTCCCTTTAATATAAAAAACGTCTTACCTTCCTTTTCAAAAGTTTTACAAGCTACAACAACATTATCATTAACCTGAATATCGCCTGTGGAACTGACAACTAATGTATCAGCTTTCATATATTTATGTGCATGACGAGCAGCTTGTATGTTGTTTTTAATAACCATTATTAGTTTTTTCTGTTTCTTATTTTATTTACCGCTTCAATTTCTTCGGGGGTAAGACCAGACGTTCCCGAAAGCGAAAGTGTTGTTGCTTTAGCTTTCAAAATGTCTTCGCGACTTATAGTTTTAACTATTTTTGTGTTTCTTACTGGCGACCTTAAAAGATATATCTTACCGTCTTTACGACTTTGTACGTGTTGTTCAAGAATTACAGCATAATCGCCATTTAATTCTTTTTTTGTTTTATCATCAGAAACATAAGGATACTTCATAAAATAATGATTTCCACTTGCATCATAATATATCTCTTTAATATTTGGGTGCGTTGCCACTGTTTCTTGTAAGTCTTTGCTTACGATTAAATAATTATCCATTTTTTATTTGTTTATTATAATAATACTTTTTTCATAGAGTTAATTTTTAATATTCAATCGCTCTTGATACCTCACCCCAATAAGTGCCATTAAATTCAAACACCCATTGAGCGTGTTTACTCTTTTTCACTGTCATTGTATTTCCAGACGATGTTGTCCACGCTTTATTATACCCGCCGGTTCCGGCTGCTACTATTGTAACAACACGCCCAGCAGTTAATGTATCACAAAGAAAGTTTAATATAACTTTGTCATATTTCTTTGCAGAATGTTGACGAATTAAAATAGTGTCAGCACTTGTAAGAGTGCTAAAATTATAATATGTATATGAAGCACCTGGCGTAATTGAATCGTGTCCGGTTATAGTTACGGTTTTATCAGCAAATGTTAATTGCCTGCCAGTATTATCACCTGGAGCATTTGACCATCTTTGAGCCGATACGCTTAATGTAATGGCTGTTATTAACAAAAGAAAAATTATTTTTTTCATATTTTTATTGATTATTGATTATTGAATAAAATCTAAAGATGTTAACGTGGTGTATATAAATACTTTTTCTGACCTTCCATAATTACAGTCTAACTTCATTAACATTTTAAAGAAAAATAGTTCAGAATTTGGAAATAAACGAGCTAACATAAAGTTTTCATCAGAAACGCTATTTAAACCAAACCATAAATTAGATTCGGGAGTGTTCATACTTTCCGTGCAGACAATCGTGTTGTCGGGCATACCGGCTAATGCAACAATATCGAATCCTTTCCAGCGGTTCAATCCTGCTTCGGTTGTGTCATTGTTTTTGTAAGGTTGGGTTGTTAAATATTCTTCATAAATACGAGCTGTTTCAATGCTTACTAAAAATTTAAGACGAGCATATTTAGTTGAATAAGAAAGCAATGCCTTATTATTAATACTTATTGAAGAATAAATTGCATTTAATGCTGTGCCGATATTTGCACTTGTTAATACAACCGGATTGGCAACTTGAAATGTCGAGCTATCGGCGATCATTCTTTTTATAAATCCATCCATAAATTGAATCTGATAATAAGGATTAGGATTTCCGTTTAAATCAAACTGAGGCACGTTGCCATTATTTTGATACTGTGTCGAGCCTTGCCATAACATAACCTCAAATTGCTCAAAAGAACGCCCCAATAAAAGTAGTATGATATAGTTTTCTACTGTTTGAGGAAGTTGACGAGCCAAAAGAGTTTGGCTTAAATCTTCAGCATCCCAGTGTACCTCGAAATTTCTTGGATTCATTTCTTGGTAAGCCATAACATCATTAGGTGTTAAAGTACGGGCGGAAATGGTTAAATTTCCACCAGAATTTGAAGGTGTCGCTACCCTCGGTTGCAGTGGTCCCGAAAAATCCATCGTTGGAATGGTATGTTTCTTTTTAATACCATCCTTTATGTAGATAACGTTTTTATTGGCAGAGTCAAAACTAAATAAAGCCGGCAATACAAAATAAGGTGCTACTGTACCAGCATAAGATGTATCACTAATTACAAGAGAGTCGTTTTTTAATGAGCCTTTAGGAACAAGTCCCGCACCCTTTAAGGCGAAACCAATAATTAAATTAAATACTAATAAGGCAACAAATGTTCGACCTATCCATGTGTAAAATGTTGTAGTATCATGGTTTACGATGTTTTCAAAATTAAAAACAAATGATAAAGCAATTGAAAGTACTACCATTAGACCCAATGCTTTTGCATACTTAAAAATTGATGGAATTTTCATTTTATTTATTATTTTTTTCAGATTTATAAGAATTTATTGCATTCATTAATGAAGTGGTGTCCCCTGCAATAGGATTACCTTGTTTGTCAGTGCCAACACTCTCAATCATTGGAAATTTGTCAATTAATTTATTTGACATTGGAAACTTCATTTCAGGACTTTTAATTACAATCGGAAAAGCCTCAATAGTTTCCATAACTGTTTTAAGGCTGGTTTCATCTTTTGCAAGTGCTACATAACCGGCTATCGCTTTAACATCAAGACGCCGACTTTTTCCGGCTTCTTCGATTTTTGCTTTTGCGTCAGCTGAAAATTTATTTTTAGCTTCTTCGGCTTGTGCTTTTGCTTTACATTCTTCCTCGAGTTTTTCTTTTGCCTTACCTTCTTCTTCCATTTTTGCAATTTTATCACGAAGATGTGTACATTCTTCTTCGGCTTTAGCTAACTTGTTTTTTATTTCTTCAAGTTCATCAGCCTTGTTTTTAATTGCATTAAAAGCCGAAAGGATAGCTTCTTCGCTGGCTTCCGGGTTAAGATTTAATGCTTTTGCTATTACTTTCATACTTTCTTTTTTAGGTTTATCAATTAATTTATTTAAAACTGTTTTTGCAAAATTTTGAATATCTTCTTTTTTTAAACTTCTTGGTTTATTTACGCTGTCGCTTGGTATAACAGTTAATAATCCTTTTTTCTCTGCTTCCGATGCTGTGTAGAAAGTTGTTTCACTCATTATTTTTTCAACCTCACTTTCATTCAATCCTGTGCGAGAACTAATTGCCGTGATTAAACTTTTGCGAAAAATCTCAAGTCCCTTGTCTTCGCTTCCATCAGAATTATAAGGATTATGAAACATTAGGCTCGCATAATCCATTGCCTCACGTTTACGACCCATCAGTGAAATTATTCCGGCAATCGAAAACGCTATTCCCACAACAAATGTGTCAATTGGTGTTTTTGTGTTGAGAATTGCTGAAATAATACTGAATCCTTGTTTTACTGAACCGCCCTCACTGTTAATATAAATTTGTATTCTTTTTTTACCTAATGTGTCGAGATACAATAATTCTTTTGCAAAATCATTTCCGTCAACATAAGGTTGTTCAGGGTGTTCATCATCGTGTCCAATCTGGTCAAAGAGCGTTAAAATAGGTTCATCACTATTCTGGTCAATGCAATACATGGTGCAATGTTAGTTAATAAAATTTGTTAATGATTAATTTTAAGTTAATAGTAAGTTATTAATAAAAATATTATCTTTGGAAATTAAAAATTTGAATTATGCCAATTGAACCGTTTATGATGAGGCGATTTCAGGTGTATTTACGACCAAGAATATATAGAATCGCTATTGCTTTTTGTTATTTAAAGCACAAAAGTAAAAGTAAATTAACCGAAGAAATTATTGAAGAATGGATTGAAAAAAAACTCTCACAACATCAGCAAAACGAACTTCTTGAGTATTACAGAAAGATGACAGCCAATGAAAAGCGGAGACCGAATAAATTAAGAGATGAATAAAAAAAGGGCTTCCATTTCTGGAAGCCACAACACTTTGAGAAAACAAACAAAACTCAAAAGAAACTTTAAATTACATAATCTATTTTAATATAACCTCTTGTTACCACACCGTCAATAGTTGGTGTGTTAGCGTAACCTACCGAATCATACATTCCTCCCACTCTTCTGTATAAACGAATATACGTTGCGTCAAAATATATCATTGTGTCACCACTTGTACCTCCATCATCTGAACTAATTAATTCTGTTGCAAAAGACAAACTATCGTTAAATATTATTGCGGAAATATTTCTTATTTTTAAATAATTTAACCCATGTGCTACAATACTGTTATCGGCAGTGTCCATATTCCACACCCCAATATTTAGACATTTTGATTTAATGGCAATATTTTGCAAATAAATTACACTCGAAAACTGAAAATCACCTCCCCAGCCATCTGATATTACAAGTTTTCTAACATCATGCACGTTTTTTGTGCTGTTATCGAAAAACACAACAGGGTCGGCTGTCGGGTCGGCTGTCGTTGTTATGGTTACCTCTTTGCCTGTTAATATGTGTATCGAGGCGACATATTCAAGTTTATAAATTTCGCCATTAAAATAAATATATCCTTCCGAGTAGGAGAAATCACCTCCACCTAAAGCTGTCTCAACAGCACCATAAAGAGCCACAGGCACGGTTGGGCTTGGTTTATAACCCAACATTCCGCTAACTATTGCATCCAGCATTTCTTTAGTTGAATTTTGTAAAAACGTCAAAGACTTTCCTGTAAATGGTTGCTGAACATTCGGGTCAACAATCTGATTCGTGTTAATAATATTCATTTTAGTATGTTATTATGTTATAAATTTTTCCACATTGCACTTGCTTGTCGGCAACCGACCTAATTACTCCTTCACGGTTTGCCGTAGTTGTTCCCAAACTATTAAATAAAGCTATCGGAACATAAATTGTAAAATTATAAGATGCCGGGGTATAAGCATTTCCCAAAAAATAACGCTGATTACTTCCGTTACTTAAATAAGATGTACGAGCATTTAAACCGCCGTTACTTAACCAAAAATTATTAGACGACGAAGCGTTGTTTGTTATATAAATTTGCGTTGTGTGATTTGCTCCTAAAAATGGAAGCGTAGTAACAAGTTTAAAATATCTGTTTAGGGCAAATTCAATACTTATTTTTGCTCCTGTGTATTTAACTCGTTCCCGACAACCGATAAAGGAATCTTGTACTTTTATCCAATTGGTTGTATCGGTTGCCGGATTAATCGCACTCGTTACACCTGTACCGTTTATACATTCATATATAGCATTATTATATCTTGTTTTACTTTCAAAAACATAAGTTACTCCGCTTATCCAATCACCCGCAGCATCACCATCGGCGTATGAATAAAAAAATAAATAATGCAATTTCTGTAACATCCAATTAAATATACTCAGGAAAGCCAACGTGGTTGGTTTCCTTTTATGTGGTGGCGTTAGGTTTGCCGTTGCATTTGTAATATCGTAATCGTAAATGCTCATTTAATTATTACTTACTGTATATGTTAATGATGTTGCCAACGGATTAGCAGGGTCGTTTGCAATACTTCCCGAATATGTTTGGTACGTTCTTACATATTCTGTATTTGCTAAAATCATGTTAATAGGCGCTCCGCCTGTTGGCGTTGCAGAAACCTGACTAAATGTTACATCTGTAACTCCGGGTACAGTCATAATAACCTTTTCAATATCACTTACTTTTACTACCCCATTAAATGGAAGATTTGCTAAGTAATTGAGAATTGCAGTTTCAACTGTTCCGCCTGCGACCATATCAGAAGCGTATTGTCCGTTAAAAAATATTTCAGCATCAATACGAATAATATCGGTTGCAACACTAATTATATTAACGCTTGACCCGGCCGCCATAAACAAATCAGTATATGCCTGAAAAGCGGTTAATTCTAAAGCTGCCAATGGTGTAGGAGTCGTTCCCTTTGCCACCTTAATATTCACTATACCAGCATAAGGAACAACGGCACAATATTTAACAATCTGCAACGTTGAGTCTATTGTTGGGTAACCAATTGAAAAATCACTGTTAATCTGTGCAGCTTGTGGATTTGAGGCATCGTATTGGAATTTTAAAGCCATTGACCGAATCCATGACGCCGTGCCGGGTATAGCCTTTTCGACAACTGTTTCAATTTCAGTTTGAAATATATTCATTAATTCTTGCAATGTTTTTATTTCTGTTGCAAATGTGCTAATAAAATTAGACCAGATAGACACTAACGAAGGCGATAAGTTAAAACCATTAAAAGGAGATGTCGCCTTTAATTGAATTGTCAATCGTTGTATTATTGCTGTTATTGTTTCTGCTATCATAATGTTGGAAATTGATAGGTGTTTATTGTTACTTCTTGTTCATTTAATGCCTCTATATCCACCTTACTGTGGTACAATTGTACGCTTCCAGTTCCCCAAGCTGTTGGTGTCGTTCCTGTGGCTTTAAATATAACACCAACAGTATTAGACGCAGCACCAACATTTATAAAATCAGCACCGCCGGAAACATTAAGTATTTCGTAATATTCGTTTATAGTTAAAGTGCCACTTGTTATAATATCTTGTGTCGGGTCAAATTCACCACCATTTACCGGTTCGGTCATTTGATAATCTACTAAAGTAGTTTTATATGTTTGAATGTAATGATAAACCCCTTTATGTGAATAATCCTGCTCTTCCAATATGCGAATACAACTGCCAGCGGGGTTGTTTTCATCTGTTAGTCCGGGTTGAAACTTTTGAATATAAGTATATACGGTATTTTTTAAAGTATAAATTTCAAGGTTCTGCTCAAAAGTTGCATCATCGCCGGCATCAAGTTGCCAGTTGCAAATATGTAGCTTAAATATTAGCGGATTATAAAGCTGACGACCCTCGCCAAGTTGCTGAATCTGTGACGTGTCAAACTCAATAAATACAGCAGGAAAGGGAAACATATAACTTTCGCCATTAAATAAGGTGTCGAGCTGGTTATTCCACATTCGCACATGTTGAATGCTGGCAATGCTTTCAATTTTTGTTTTGAGAGATGTAAAAAAGTTTATCATAATGGCATTTCCTTTCTCGGCCTCAACGCCTGTTCAATTACAAAGATAATATGGTCCCGCATTTCTTTACGCAATTCTTTTGAGTTACCCATAAATTGACGTTTAGGCATTTTAAAACCAGCACCACGTCCAGCTTGTAGCCCTTCATTATGAACCTTAGCATATTTTACAGGTACTTTCCATTCAATACCGTTCCATTCTGCTTTTGTTAAAGAAGTATTTACACTTGCTCTTAAATGTAAATGTGCACCGCCTAACGTACCCCCAGACTTGCCAAATAATATGTTTCTTTTACGTCTTCCTTTATCTTTTTTCTTTGGATAAAGATATTCAGGTGTTCCCGGAATTCTACGCTTAACTTCTGCCCATTTTATACCTTCCCATGATTCTAAACGAAAGGCTTGAAGCCAATATCTTGTACCCATATTACCAAGTTGAACAGGTAGAACACGCTTAGCTTTATTAAGAGCATTTGCTGTGTGTTTTAACATATCTGATAATCGAGTGTCCATTTTTATTAAATTTTGTTGTTTGTCAACACAAGTTTACCAATACACTTTTTAATATTTAAAAAATGCTGCCTAATAAATTCCTGATTAATCACCGACTTATCAACAAGAACGTTTAAAGCCTGCTTTTCGTTTAACCAAAGGATTTGACCCGCTTTCGTATCGGGCATTGGCACTCTAATCTCGCCCGACTCCATTTCGTAAATAGGTTGCCCGGGAATTAAATCAATAAAGTGAACTGTTTTTACTTTCATTTGTTTTGTTTTTTTAATTTATTTAAAACTCTAAAGGTAGTAAAGTTTTCTGAATCCTGAAATTCTTTTTTATCGAACCCCTGATAATAAGGGTGCGAATCGCTATATATTTTTCCTGTTTTTCCAGGATTAAAACGAAATTCGTCAGGCATATCAACCGCCTCAATGGCATTATCAATATCTTCATGTTTACTTTCGGTGTCTTTACCCTCATAATCGTCAACTTGTTCTAATACACAACGACAATTATAATGAATTTCGGGAGCGTAGTCGTCCCAAAAAGGGTCGTCCACTGGTAGGGTAATTCCCTCAAGTGGTAAACATTCTTCACATGGACTTCCTGCGGTTGAAAATCTTAAATAAGGTAATGCTTCTTTTTGTGATTCAATCTGATTCCATTTTTTAGCGTTATTCGCCTGTGCTATGGCTGTATTGTATTCTGCTTCCAGCCATCCGGGCTTGATAATTTCTTCATTGGCTTCAATAATCTTACCGCCCTGATAACGTGTAAATATTTCAGTTGCCTTTTCTTTAAAGGCATTAAATGGCATAATATTACCGTCTTCAACCAAACTAAACTGCATTTCAGAAATTTCACTAAACGTTTTAGCAGTGGAAAACATATATACATTTTCTTTTAAAAGTTCGATGAGTTTTTCGTCAATTTCGCCAAAAACAATTTCGCCAAAACCTACTTCAACAGCTTGTGTTAATGTCTTGACAATTGCTTCGATTAAATCTTCTGGTAACGTATCAATTGTTATAACGCCTTCAAAAACCTGACGAATTAAAGCATCACGTTGCTCATCGGAATATTTAAAATTATATTCAGCCATATTTTAATCGTGTTTGTGTTTATATAAGGCGTGAATTTTATTGAACTTGTCTTGAAAAGACTTTTTAAATGTGCTGTCAAATGGCGAACTCGGAATTTCAACCTTTTCGGCTGGTATATTTGTACGTTCAGAGAAGTATTCAGCTGACATTTGTAATCCTGCATTTTTCATTGTTTGGGCAATTTCGGCAACTCCTCTATTTTCGGCATCTTTTTTTAATCTCATTTCATAATCTTCGGCATCATTTTGTAAATAAAACATTTCGTTTTCTGGTAGCGGAAATCCCAACTTTCTTAATTTCGGATAAACAATTTCATTGAGAACTGAAAGAACAAAATCATTTTGACTTTTCTCAACTTCTAATAATGCTTTTCCTTCCGGTGTTGCATCAGAATTTAACACATTTGCATTTGCCCCGCCACTACTTAACGCTTGCTTTTGAGCGTCCAAACCGTTAGCATGTCCTAAAAACAATTTACTTATCTTTTTTTCGCAGCGACTTTCAAGGTCGGCATAGCTCTGATGACCAGTGCCTGCATTGCCGTTTAGAAATTCAAGTTCCTCTTGTGGAGTCGTAATCAAATATCCCATCGAGCCCATATTTGACATGGCACTTTCGAGTCTTTTATATTCTTCGCTGTCAAATTCAAGGTTGGTTTTAGCCCAACGGAAAGGAGCTGTAAATAACTGGTTATAATCAGTGTTATGTGCCAAATTATTGCGGAGTATTATTCCATACATGGCAACTTTATATAACAAACCATAACCACAAACTGACGACCCATTTTCTGACGGCGTAGGAATGTAACAAAGCCAATCTGAATACGCCTCGCCATTTTCGTCTTTTATACTTTCATCGAAAAATTGAAGTCCGGTTGTCTGATAAGGAATTTGAACATATTGATAACGGTCAGGACTTACATTCCAGCGTTTCAAAGGCATAAGATTTTTAAAATTATAATCTTTGCCTTTTATTTCTAAATCGCCTAACTGAATTAATGAATAACCATAGAATTTAGCGTTGACAATTTCTATCAATAATTCTCTGAACCATTTTTTAGAATGAAATATTTTTGTTGCCTCTTCATTAATAATCCAATTGCCTTCATTGTTTTGTGAGCCAACTTTATATTCTTTTTGTACGGCCAAATCAATTAACTTTTGCATACAAGCCCAAATATGCCCCTCAATGACGGTGTCAACAAACAATTGTTGCATTCTGACTCTGTGAGGAAAGTAAGCATTTTCAGCTTCTTTAATGCCATATCGCCAACTTGCAATATCCTGATGTATTCTTTCAATTTGTAAAGGAATAGGGTAACGAAATGCCCTATGAACATCGTTTTCTACGTGTGGTATTATGTCGCTCTTTTTATTTGTCTCAATAGTTTCTGTGATATTCCACAATTGGAAATTTTTAATTCGATTATATAATGATTTTTTTTCTGCCATAATTTACCAGCTATAAGTTTCACGTGGATTTCCGCCATATCTGATTCGTTGTCCTGTCTTAGGTTGTATTAGGGGTAACTGTGAATTTAATTTACCGTTTGAATAATTTTTTAAAGTTTCAATAGCACTCACCCAAGCGTTATGGCGTGCTTCGGGCACGTTGTTAGGAGCTATTCGTTTACAAAGTTTGTAAACTACACAATCCATAAATATTTCAACTAAATGCTGATTACGATTATCGCCTTTAGTCCATTTTGTTATATCGGTTGGCAATGTTCCCGCTGTTAAAGCATAAGATGTTCCCGTTCCCCACATTTCAGCACTATCGATTGCTCCGGGTATTTTATTGCCCGATTGTGTTGTCTCAATGCTTTCCATTTGTAAAGCTGCATCACGTGTTAATGGAATACTATCGCGTTGAGCCTTGTAAATTTTATCATTCCAAAAAACTTCATCATTTTTATAATACATCGTGTCTTGGTCGAATAAAGGTTTTGGAAGCGTTACATAAAACAAATCATATTGAGCCCCTAATAACGCCCAATGAGCTACATTAAATGCTTCGGGAGTAATAATTGCCGATGTGCAGATATACACATTGCCAGCTTGCAGGGTTAAATCATTTAATGTATAAGTTGAGGTTGCACTGTAGGCGGTTGCATTTAGATAAACCCTGTTGTTTCCTTTGTAAGCAACCGAAAAGCTCCATTGCGAAGTGTCTGAAAATTCCTTTGAGCAATCGAACCGCTGAATTAAATATTCTTGTAATTCAATTTGTGTTGCTCCTTCAACAAGTTGTCTAATGCTAATATCAGAACTTGTTATTGCATTAAGTTCTGTGGTTTGAATTATGCGAGAATAATCTTTTGTAATTAAATAACTCACAACATTTGTTTTTTAAACATGCAAGTTTGTTAAATTCCATGATTAAATTATTTTTTTAAGTTACCAATTATTAAGACTTAAATTATGACCGGATTTATATAGATGAGGATTCTGTCCGGTCTGATACATTAGGTACTCTTTAGCAAATATAGTACAAAGAAAATATCGGGTTAAGTCAACAATATGCCCATAAGGTTGGTATCTTATTTTTGTAATCGGATTTTCAACCGTTGTTTTATCTATTTTTCCGTTTTTATCTTCTTTAGTGTTTTCAAAATCAAGAATTGCCTTACGACATGACTCGTCAACATTAAATTCAAGTCCAAAACAATTGTTTTCTAAAATATCGTTAAAAAAGTTACCGGAAATAATTACAGACGGATTTGATTTTGACACTAAACGAATTGGTTTGTATTCTTTTAATTCAATCATTAAAAGCGTAAATAAGTCATGTCCTTTTTCTTGCTTAACATCTTCCTTTTGACTTGTTGCATCGCCTGTTATATAAATCTTACCCCGATGTCCCCAACTCATCAAACGCCTTACAATTTCCCGACCCATTTTTTTAACAGTGTTTTCAGGGTTTGCCAACGTAATTATGTCTATTAAATAACTTGCTTTTTGATTGGGTTGGATTTGAAAAATGCCACACGGAAAATAAGGATTAACATTTTCGTCAATACTTAAATAAATAGCACATTCAGGGTTATATATGTATCTGCCTGTATGCTTGGCAGAATTCCATGATTTTAAAAACTACCCACCATATTCAGTCTTACCCCATTCGCCTAATACATTAACCTTGTATTTATTGTAATTTGTTAATTTTAATTGCTTATATTCTTCAATAAGATTTTCGTCTCTATACCCAAAAGTTCCATCGGGACTTCCGACCGTCCAGTAGTTGTCCTCATAAGTTGTTTTAATTAAAATAATTTTACCATTTTCTGAAATTTTTACAAATGAATTATCACACGGCAATTTATATTTAGTGTCAAGCCATTTAATTTTATCAATATAATCAATTTTTAACCAGGATTGGTCTGAGATAGGATTCCATGTGCCAAATATCTTTTGTCCTTCAATACCTCGTAAAGAAATATTAAAATTAATAAACTCATCGAAAGTAAATTGATTTAATTCATCGAGTAAAATGTACTTATAGGATTCTATTCCTTTGGCTTTTTCTTCATCATCAAGTCCTTTTAAAGCTATTTCTGCCTGACTTGTTTTAAAATATCTGTCATATTTATTAACAACATCTTCCATGAATAAAAGTTTGCGAGCTGTATTTAACGAGTGTCTTAATGTTGTGGGTATTGTTACAGATTCCTTTCTGTACGCAAGTGAACTATGTCCGATTATAAGCTCTTTTAAAAGTATTTGAGCTATTGAAAATGTTTTTGCTGATGACTTACCACCATAACATAACACAATGCGAATAGTGTTATCTTGTAATATTTCATTAAGTATAAAATAAAGTAGATTGAACCATTTTTTAGAAAAACGGATTTTCATTATTCATACGATTCTTCAAACTTGTCAAGTCCTATTTTATTAATTAGTACCTCAGCTCGTTCAACATATCCTCTTTTTTTGCCTTTTGTCTTTAAATAAAATATCGTGGCCGCTGTGTCGCCACCTTCAATAAGCTTGTGCAACTTTGATTCAACGAAATCTAAAGTTAAATTTTCAATTTCATCGACTGCTTCCCGAAACTTTTCGTCTTGCTTATAATACGTGTAATATGTATCACGATTACAACCGCAT